CGCGCAATGGTCGATCCGACGTACCCAGACCCTTGGTTCCCAAGCATTTACTACTGCGACCCAACCAATCCTGAATGGGTGACGGGCGACAGAACCGGCGTTTGCTCCGCCAAGACTCCGGGAAACATTCGGGAGATTCTTCGTGCGAGCAATAGTAACTACGCACTGAGTCGGCTGAAAGGATTTGAATGGCAAGATGAGGTTGCACAATCGGTTGCAGACGCTATGATTTCAGGTGCTGATGTTCAGGATGCAATCCAGTCAGCAGTGTCGGGTCGGACTGACAACAAACTTCATCTTCGTTGGGCGTGCCAAGACGGCATCGCACGCGGAGTACTCTCTCAACAAAACAACAAATCTCTCTTTGACTTTACGGAAGACGAGTCAAAGTCAGGGAAGTCCCCAAGTCTTCCACCACCACCTCCAACCAACTAATAAAATAGGAGATCAAAATGATCAAAATGGCAGGTAACAACTTCAAGAACATCACCCCCCTCGGCCAGTCGTCTCGCCCAGAGCAAGGCTTCTACGAGGTCAGCATCACAAACATGGAGCGTGGCCCGAACGACAAGTTCGATGCTCGTCGAGTTCACGTTGAGTTTGAGACTGGGTTTAAGATGTTCAGCTTTGTAAGCGTACCCTTTGATGACAATGGTGAGATCATTCAAAGCCTTAAGAGCGACCAAGTTCGCGGTCGTTTGGCTTTGCTTCGTTCCATCCTTGAATCACTTGGATACACTGCACAGCAAATCGAGACCGCAGAAGAGATCGACACCAACTGGTTCCTCACTAGCCAGAACGGTGGCCGCAAGGCTTACGTCGAGTTCATTCCGGGGCAGAAGGGCGTTCAAGGTTCGTACAATGAGATCGGTAAGTGGTTGACCAAGGAGCAGTTCAACAAGCTTACTGCGACGGAAAGCAACCAGCCTAACGCTCAAGTAAGCAATGGCGCACCCGTACCACCTACAGGTGTTTCTCTGCCTCCGCCCACAAGCCCCGCTCAAGGACTCGCTTAGGCTATTCGACCGAGGTTATCCTGTACCTTTGAGGCCGCGCAGGGAGGCATGGCGGTGGTCCCACAGATGCCTCTTTTTATATGAACACAACTCCTAAACAATGCGGTGCCCGTTGCGATGAGTGTCCACTCGGACCCAACGGTGCATTGCAAAAGGACGAGTGGCGTCCCGTCATGGGGGAGTTTCATTCGGGTGCAAGGATACTTGCATTGTCGGATGCTCCCCGTGGCGAGGACCTACAAGTTGGTCGTCCCTTGATGGGCAATGCCGCGCACGAATGGTCAAGCGCACTGTCTACATCAGAACTCAATCGATCTCACATCGACCTCGACCACGTCATCGCTTGCAAGCCTCCGGGTAAAGCTGGTGGTGCTTGGGGTCGGATGGAGAAGTCTCTCGATCGACTCAACAAGAAACGAATCACCAAAGGACTCGATCCTCTTCCGCACCCAGCGGACTGCTGCAGGCCGAGACTTGAACAAACGCTGAGCAAGTACAGCAACTTCATCGCTCTGGGCAAAGTCTCAATGGCGACTCTATCGGGTCAGTCAGGAAGCATACAGTCTATTCGTGGTGGTCCAATGTACATCGACGACGACTGGAGATGGTCGACGGAGCCTACGAGTCGTAAGATGCTCGCAACACTTGCACCGAGCTACGCAGCCAAGTCGCCAAACTGGAGACCAGTTCTGCACGCAGACATCGCAAAAGCCCTACGATGGTTCAACGATGAACTGAGATGGACTGCACCAGACTCGATACTCAACCCCACACCAGAAGAACTTGAAGAGTGGCTGAAGCAGCCCGCTCCTTTCTGGGCGTACGATGTTGAGACCGATGGCATCGAGCCTCTTGAATGCAACATGCGCACCATCGCAATCGCCATCCCCGACATCAACATCAACGGCAAGGCTGCTCGCGGAACCCCTCATCAGAACAGCCGCGCCATCGGCGTTGGCTTCTTGTCCACTGACGGAGTCACACGTTTCTACCCCCCACACCAAGAGCAACGCATCAAGGACATCCTGCGCCACGCCTTCACCGACGGACGTGTCTGGGTTGGGCACAATGCCGGGTACTACGATCGAATGGTCATCGAAACGCAGTTTGGTGTGACACCTCAACCTCTGGTCGACACACTGTTCCATGCTCGGTTCAGAGCACCAGACTTGCCCAAGGGTCTGAAGACAATCGGTTCTGTGCTCACAGATGTTGAACGTTGGGAGACTACAGAAAAGGGAACCAAGATTTCAACGGGCAGTCAAGATGACACGGAGCTTCTTCGATACAACATCATCGACACAGTAGTGAACGCCAGAATCGTGGTGCCGTTGATTGACTCCGCGAAAGAGCGAGGCGCATTCAGGAACATCAGTGCAGGATTGAAGCCCTCTAGTTGGCCCACCTCTCGTGCATGGAACTTGAATGAAGTTGACCATGCCACACAAGAGATGTGTGTTGGGATGCACAAAGCTGGCGTATGGATTGACCAAGACCTTCGAGTCAATCTTGAGGCCGAGTATGAAATATCCGTGAAGCAGAGACAGAAGACACTGCAGTCATACGTTAATGACCAGTTCAATCCCGGTAGTGTGGATCAGATCCGAAAGCTTCTTTACGACGATTGGGGTTTGGGTATTCCGGCATCGATGTCGGCGAATGAGTTTTACACGGAGACGGGTGCTCCCGGTACGGGGGACGCCGTGATTCGAGGTCATCTTGCTTCGGGCCAATTGAGCAGTAGTCAAGAGTCATTTCTAAAAGAGCTTCGGTTGTATCGTAGGGAGAAGAATAAGATTCTGGGTACAGTCTTGGTTCCGCTTCGACGCAGAAGCAGAGACCCCAAAAAAGGACTGGTGCATTCGGATGGTCGAGTGAGGTCCACATGGAATGCTCACGTCACCAGCGTGGGAAGACTATCCAGTTCAGGACCAAACCTCCAGAACATTGGGAACCGCAAGGGCCAAGGCAGACTTAAGTCAATCTTCTGCGCTCCTCCGGGACGTATACTTGTTGGGGCGGACCTTGATCAAGCGCACCTAAGAATCACTGCGTGCTACTGGAAGATACCTCGACTCCTTGAGTGCTTTGACACCGGCAAGGACCCGCACAACCTGTTGGCGTACGACGTGTTTGGGAATGATTTTAAGAACGCAAGTGGGTGGGGGCCGGAAGGGTTCAGCCTAAATCGGAAGCCGGGTGGTGGTGAAGCCAAGGCGATGCGCGATGTCATGAAGACTTTCCGATATGCTTCGATCTATTGGGCAGACCCAATGACTGTCTGGCAGGTTCTGACGAGCACTGAGACAGACGACGGTAAGATGCCGTATCTTAAGTTTGAGCCGAGAGAGGTTCGTCACTTCCACAACAAGTGGTTGAAGGCTGAGCCCGAATGGATGCAAGCATGGCAAGACATGATCAAGGCATACAGCCATCAGGGATTTATGGAAGAGCCTGTGTTTGGTCGACGCTCTGGCCCGTTGTCTGACGGGAAGAAGAATGAAGTTGTGAACTTTCCGATCCTTGCGGCCGAGTCATCAATCATGAGACTGGCAGAGCAAGCAATCATCAGTGAGTTTCCCTTCGACAAATGGGGCAAAGGCACCGGCATGATTCATCAGTGCCACGATTCAATCGCTGTTGAGATACCTTTACCAGATCATCTTCCACCTGACTGGAAACCAGTTAAGGGAGAGCCACTTCCTGCAGAACTCGAAGAAGCCAGAAGGCTCGTAGAAGACTGCTTGACTGTTAGCATTCCCGGTTGGGATGTTACAATGACCGCTGAGGCTGAAGTCGGACGCAGCCTCAAAGATGTATAGGAGAGGACATGAATGAATCGAAGTGGTTTCTTGCCCACTCGAAACAAGATGACCCGTATCAAATCGAGCAATGGTGTTTGGATTTGGGCCGGTCACTTGTGACGGATGGTTGGGAAACAAAGGTAGTCTCTGGCAGGGACGACTACGAAACTCGTTCTGCGGCTTTGGGTGGATGGAAAGCTTGGTGCCGTGACGTACCGCATGGGAAAGACTTTACAGGGTCTCCGATGTTTCACGGAGTCATCGTTCCAATCTACTCAGACAACGAGAATCCTGTGGTGGGAAAAGCTACTGCACAAATCATTGATGGTTTTTTGCAAGAAGGTAAGCACACTTACGCTTGGTGCCCTGCAGAAAACTCATTCAAACTAATTGAGTCTATTGAGATTTTGCCCGAAGACAACTGGCTTGCATGGGCACGGTTAGAGTTTAGCTCTTGACAATACGGTAAGGCTCCTATAGTCTAACCAAGAACAATGCGTACAGGAGGACTTATGTCTGCGCGACCTTATGTTGAACACGTTTACAGCAATCTAAAATCACCGAGGCCCGGTGGGGATCCATGGGCGATTGACCTTGGACCAAAGACTCTTTTGTGTGGCTCCAACACAAGCCACAAGAGTTCAATCATTCAATCAGTTGAACTGGCAATCTCTGCCTCCGCCGACGATGTTGTCGGTCGTAGCGTTGTCACCGATGCTGCGTTGCTTCTTACACTAGCTCCGGGAGATGAACTTGGTGTCACTGCAAAACTCAGCGACGGCAGTGTGGCTAGCTACCATGCGCGCCGAGAGGAAGGTAAAGCGAAACGTCCTGTACACGATGGGCCGGGCTCATCAAGTCTGGTGCATCGCTCCGTGGCTGACGCCCTCTCCGGGTCTCCTGCAACTGCACGCAAAGCATTCCTGCAGTGGTGCAGTCAAAACATCAACGACGAGGATGTACTCTCGTATCTTCCGACAAGTGTACACTCGAAGTACAACGACATCGCACAGCACAAAGGTCGAGGTAAAAGTTCTACCGAAACTCTTGTCGAGGTTTCGAAGTATGCATCTACACGGTCGAGGGAGATCACCAAAGAGGTAAAGGGTGCAGAACTCATCATCGACAAACTGGGGGACTCACTTCCTCCCAAGCCATCTGATGATGACATGAGTCAGATTCGTTTCTCTGTGTCTGAGGCACGCGAGATACTGGATGCTTCTATTCGTGCCGCGAATGCAGGCATGACCCAAGAAGAGAAGACGCAGAAGCTGAATCAGTTGGCTGAGATTCGAGATGCGTGGGAAGACAATGGCAAGACTGCAACCCGACAGTATGAAGACTTGAAGAAGCAACTACCTCACATTGGAGACAACGTGAAGACTGCGATTCAGATTGTCGATGTTGCGGTGAAGCACAACCTTGACCAGTGTCCTGTGTGCGCGTTTCAAGTAGGCTTGGACCATTTGAAAAGCTGTCAGTCGTATTATCAAAACGAACTGAGTCAGTGGGAGCAGTCGTCTCAGACAATCAATCAGCGCATCGAAGAAGCGCAAAAGAAGATTGAGAGTTCGATGAAGAACATGCGCGAAGCGGAACAAGAGATTGAGAAGCTGAACAACACACCAGCCGCATCAGTTGATGGTCGCGCCTTACCCGTGTCGGAAGCACAGAATCGTCTTGAGACTGCCATGACTGCGCTCAGTAAGATGGAAGTCGATAGGTCTAAGTGGGATGACCTGACCGAAGCACAGAAGCGTGTCAGCGAGTTTGAACTGGACAAAGAAGCTTACAAGAAACTTCGTTCAGCTTGTGACTCTGCGGTCAGTAAACTGCTTGCGGACAAGACAAGAGACTTCTCGGCACGAGTGCAGAACTACCTTCCACCCGAATGGAAGTTCAAGATTCAGTTGGTCGAAGGTGGTCGCGAAGTATTCCGTATGGGATTTGAGCGTGAAGGCAGACTGCATTGTGCTTTGTCAGGTGCCGAGTGGGCAACGGTTATTACTGCCGTCAGTATGGCAGTTACAACCAGTCTTCCAGAGAACGCTCCAGCGATTCTGATTCCCTACGACCGCGCGTGGGATGCACGTACATTGTCCTCTGTAATGAAGGGCTTCCTGAACTACGAAGGTCAAGTCATCATTGCGAGTACAACACGCCCACTGGGTCGGCCTCCAAAGGGTTGGACCATCATCGACATGGACAAGATGAGCAAGTCTTGGGTCGAAGGTGACGAGTCTCCTGAAGTTGAGGTAAAGGTCACATCCGTCGAGCAACGTAAGATCAAGCGACAGCCTGTGCGAAAAAGAGTCAAGTCAAACGGAACGCTAAGCGTCGTTAGTCGAAGCACTCAAAAGCTAGAGGCCATGGGCTACCGAGTCGTTGACATCTGCAAGATGTCCCAAGAGACCGGTCAGTATCTGTTGTCCAACAACATCAAACCAGACTCTGTGGTGATCTTGGATGACGGTGGGTACAAGCCCGCTCCAGCAGACAACGTGCTGCCCATCAAGATCCCACCATCTCCGCCAACCAAATGAAGTGCTTCGAGTGCGGATCAAAGACTAAGGTCATCAACTCTCGAAAAGGAGATGACCCTAAGCTTCAAAAGGCAATGAGAACGATCTCCACACTTTTGTGTGGGTGGACAAGCGATTGGGTATACCGGCGCAGAGAATGCACCGGTTGCCACAAACGATTCCATACGATCGAACTTGTCTACGAAGATCTTGTCGATGGCTGGAAGCCACGATGGATCTACGATGAAGACTAAGAAACGACTTCGTACTTCTTCACTGTCTTGAATCGGAGGGTTCCATCCGCATGTTCAACACTAATGAACTGCATGTTGCGACCACCGCCAGAGTTTGCCGGTGCAGCTTTGATGATCTTCATCGCTGCATCGTGCATCTTCTTGGTAGTCAAGCTGATGGTCGACTCTCCGCCGTTCGTCAGGAGATAGACCGTGACCGGACTAAACTTCTTCGGCGCAGGCTTTTTGGCCGCTGGCTTCTTAGCAGCAGGCTTCTTTGCCGCAGCTTTTTTGGCTGGCGCTTTCTTCTTTACAGTGGTTTCTTTTTTGGTTGGCATGGTGCCTCCTCTTGACAGTGTGACAAGTATAACAACTTGTCGCGCCAATAGTTTGACATTTCCCCGCCACCCTCGATAGGTTGGTGGAACCCCCTCGACTCACTCTTTCGGACGGTGTGTCTTGGGTTGCTCTCTTTGTTTGGATTTTGAAATTGTAGTTTCTTAGGTGGTTGACATGGAAGTAGACGGCGTCTCGGGAGTAGGCAATCCCGATGGCCAATCCGGCGAGCAGGAGTCGGATGTTGTAGCTCAAGCAGAAAACATTTTACGTGACCTCAGCAGACAACTGAATGAAGGTGGTCGCGCAGAACATCGGGTGGCATGGGATCGAATGACCGATCCAAACGTCATGACAACGCTAGCTGAAGCGTGGTTCACCGATGAAGCCAGAACATCAGTATTGATTACATCAATCGAGATGATCCCCCGACAAGTTCAACGGGCGCGATCTCTCCGACGTGCGATACAAAACCTCGCATCTGAGATTCAACGGCGCCGCTCAGCAGAACTGCTGTCTGACATTGAAGATCAACTCGGAGAACTTCCGACGCTGGATGTCACTCTCGGCGCAGGAGCGCCACCACCGAGCATCGTGAGCCGACAAGTGCTCTCCACGCTGCGCGCCCCCATTGGTTTCGAGGTTGACTTCAACGGCGTCTACCGCCTCACGGCACAACCCGACGGGAGCCTTGGTCGTACCCGCTTCGCCCTCTGCCCCATCTTCATTGCTGGTCGCACAGTTGATGTGCATACGGGTGAGACGAAACGTCTTCTGGTATGGCGAGGTGCAAGTGGTTGGCGGTCACGAGTCGTAGAGCGTCGAACGATTGTCGACACGTCAAAGATCATCAGCCTCTCGAATCTCGATGCGCCGGTCAGTACAAACAACACGCTGCCTATGGTCTCGTTCTTGTCGGAGTTTGATGCAGAGAACTCACACAGACTTCCCGTGGTCAAGGCAGCCTCGTCTATGGGATGGCAGCCAGAAGGTGGGTTCCTGTTGCCCGACATGTACTACGCAACGCAAAACGAAACCTCAAGTGAGTTTTCTCTGACGCCACCATCAGGACTGGAGTCGCTCAGTGGTGGTTGGAAGTCGCAAGGTACATGGGCTGAGTGGCTTGATGCCATGAACGAAGTGCAGGACTTTCCGTACATGTTCATCTCTGTGTACGCCAGTGCGGCTGCTCCTCTGCTGGAGGTGCTTCGAGTGCCGGGGTTTGTCTTGGATTTCAGTGGCGAGACAAGCGGTGGGAAGACGACGGCGTTGCGATTCGCAGCGTCTGTTTGGGGGAGGCCC